AAGCGGGTTGCCTGCATCGCGCCCGCATCGGTCGAGGCAGTCCCTGGGCTGGGTGTCGTGTTCCTTGCTCTCGACGGTGTGCATGTCCTGACCGGCGGGCTCGATGGCGGGTCTGTGTTCGACGTGCGCCCGATTGGTCTGCCCATTCGCCGCGAGTTCGAGCGGCTCACCCTTGAGTGCGCGACCCGGGCAGTCGGTCGATACGCCCCGCGTCAGCGCGAGTATCATCTATACATCCCGGTAGACGGTAACGACCGTCCGAACCTCGGCGTCATCTTCCACATCGAGAAGGGCTGGTCTGTTCGTACTGGATTCCCTGTCGGGTGCATCGACCGAACCTTCAACGGCGCCCTCGTGTTCGGCCACAACGTCGGGGCGACCGGAGCGAACGACGACCCGGCGGGACTGTTCGTCATCAGCGGTACGCCATCGATGGGCGGCACCATCGACGGGGATACCTACACCCCAGCGGGTCCGCCCACGTCGAAGTACCAGTCCCCGTGGATGGACTTCGGGGATGCCCAGGTCAAGAAGCAGGTCCAGTATGTCGTCCTGTGGTGCATGACTCGGGGCAACCTGACCATCGACTTCCGGTACTACAAGGACTTCGAGTACAGCCAGACTGGCACCGACACTCGGTTCAAGTTCCAGTCTCCTGACCAGTCCGACCAGCCCGTGTACGACTCGGCGGTCATCGGGACGGACGAGTGGCAGGAAGCGCGACTGGTTCCGATTCGCCTGCCGGTCGCCTTGCAGAGCTGCTCGTGGTTCAAGTGGGAACTGGAGACCACGGACGATGTGACACTGGTCGGCTACGAGATCGAGTACGTCGCTCGTGGTACCGTCACCGTCGCGGGGAAGTTGGCATGAAGGACTGGACGAAGCACGACGCTCGGTCCTCGCACATCACCGAGGCTGACCAGTTCAACGACCAGCACAACCGCTTCCGCGGTCAGATGGTCGGGCTCGACCGCTCGCAGTACCCGGCGGGCTGCGTGTCGTCCTCGATGGTCGTGGCCAATGCCATGCACAAGGTGTGGACCTTTGTGCCGTGGGACTCCTCCGCGACGTACGCCAACACTGACGGAGAGCAGACAGCACTCCGGGCAGATGAGACCGACACCCTGCCAGAGCAGTTCATGGCTCTGACTTATCAGGAGTACGGGACAGGCTGGAGGACGGTGTTCTCAGAGCAGCTGACCCCGTTCAAGGGCGGGAGCCTCCTGACGGAGTGGTGTGGCTGTTCGGCCCTCCAGATTTTCTGGACGTGGACGAAGAACGCGACTCACGCCTCGACGCCCCCGTCTGCGCCGAACGACAAGTATGTCGGTGTGCGGATTCTCTACAATGGTGTCGTCGTGGCAGAGCGACTCGGTCCAGCGAAGCCGATGGACTCGTTCCGCATCATCGGTGAGGGGCAGGTCCCGGCTGGCAATGTCACCGTGTCGCTTCAGTTCAAGGTGACCGGCGCAGGTCCAGACGATGCGCTGGAGGAGAACGCCACGAACAAGAACCTCATGCAGGCACACTTGTACGGCAACCGCGTCGTCTGTGTCGGGAGATGGCGATGAGCCGGATCGTTCGCAATCGTGTCGGTCCTGGCGACACCATCGACGCCACCACCCTGAACGACACCTACGATGACTACTCTCAGAGTGCTGCGCTCGACGGCTCGAACACCAGAGAGCAAGCCTTTGATATCGTTCACTTCTCGAACGCGCCCATCATCCTGAACTCCAAGACTTCGATCTTGGGGAACACGGGGATGCTGCACCAGTCGCCCGAGACCACGGTCACGCACACCACGAGCATCGGCACTCCGGTAGCGCACGCTGTTCAGGACAGTGGGGGTACGGAGACTCCGCTCGACCTCGGGAGCACGGGCTGGTCGCTCTCGACGGGCGATGTGCTGCGGGTCTGGTGGAACCTGTCCGTGGAACCAGAGGTGAGTGGAACGCCGTGGAACAATGCCTCGGCATACGGTCGCTACTCGATCCCCCAGAACCCCGGTTCCGCTACGAGCGTCAACATCACGGACGGTCTGCACTGCTGGGTCGCGCGCCTGGAGTGGGACATTACCGACAACACGCTGACGAACTGGACGGCAGTGCCGGACCAGTCGGCATTCACGCAGTCGTTCAACGGTGGCGCGGACAAGGGTGGCTACCTGAACCGCATGGCTGCCTCGACTGTGATCAGCGCGTGGTCGGTGTTCTCGGCAGGCATTGCGTCGGAGGGTGCGTCGAACAGCGTCACCACCCCGAACTACGGCGTGTACAAGTCGCAGGGGTACTTCGGTGTGGACTCGATGTGGGCCTACCCGGCTACGGGTTCGGTCACGGTGTACGGCATCCGGGTCGTCATCACAGGTCTGATGCACCCAGCTCATGTCGCGAGTCCTGACCGGAACATTCTGCTGTACGACGTGAACGTATCTGGCAGTCTGAACTACAAGGGCGGTCGCATCAGCGCAGTCCAGATGCGGGGTGGGTGATGGCGTACTCGAAGCCCAACACGTTCGTTGACGGTCAGCCCATCACCGCGGCTGACGTGAAGGGCAACGACGAAGCCTTGAAGGTGTACCTCCACGAGGGTGTCGTGGCGGGTGACCTCGCCACCACTCCGTGGATCAACACGGAGCACATCCAGGCCCCAGCACTCAACCCGTACATCGGCGTGCAGCACGGTGTGACTGGCTTCCAGGGCAGTCAGTGGGATGGTGGCGTCCTGGTGCGTGCGCAGTTCGGCTCCGCTCTGCTGACAGGCAAGCGATACGGTGCGAGCACGGAGACCTGGGAAGTCGTGCCTCAGACTACGTTCGGCATCGACCTTCGTGCTCCGGCGACGGTCCTGTTCCACTGGTGGATGGAGTCGAACAACGGCCCGGACAACGGCGACCGTTCGCTGGGCAGCGACGCCTACATGTGGGTGACGGAGTACAACAACAGTGGGCTGCTTGCTGGTCTGGAGAAGTTGAACGTCACCACGACGTACGCTCTGGAGGCGAAGAACAACGCTCAGGGCTACACGGGTATCGCGTCTACTGCGGGACCAGCGTATCCGTACACCTTGCAGGGTTACGGGAACATGTCGGGCACGAAGGTCATGGACAACGTGACGGGTGTTCTGGCCGTTGGGCTGGCGCACTTGAGCACCATTGACCGGTCTGCGATCATCAACTGGGGCATCACCATCGAGGCGTACTACCTCAAGTAGGATTGACCATGCCGCTTCCACTCCTTGCGATCCCTCTTGCTGCTGGCGCTGCGGCTGCTGGTGGTGCAGCCATTCGGGGCGGTGCTGCAATCCGCAGTGCTCGCGACATGTTCCCCGAGGACTACGAGCGACAGCTGGCAGAGTTGCGTGCCCAGCAGGCGGCGGGCGGGCTTGGTCTGACCGGTGCGGAGCGTACGCAGATCGAGTCCGGTTTGGCTGCACGTCAGGCGGGGCAGACTGCTGACCTCCAGGCACAGCAGCTCCAGCAGGCTCAGTCGATGGCGGGCGGTGGAGCGGTCAACTCGGCCATGCTGTTCCAGCAGCAGGTTGCGGCAGAGGAGGCTCAGCGTCGTCAGGCTGCGCTCGATGAGCAGATCGTGATGCAGGAGCAGGCCAGGGTCAAGGCGGCCCAGGAGCAGCGCCTCGACGAGTTGGTGGCGGCGGAGGCAGAGGCCCGCATTGCAGAGCGTCAGGCGAAGGCGAACCTCGCGGCAGACCTGCTCAGCGCTGGAGCGCAGACGGGTGTCGGCATCGCAGGCACGCAGGCGATGGGGCAGGCGTCTCAGGCTCTGCTTCAGGCGCAGGGCGCGCAGGGTCGTCAGGCTGCAATGTCGCAGATGTACAACACGCAGATGGCGATGAGCATGGCGGGAGCGTTCGGCGGAGGCCAGATGCCTGCGATGCCGATGCCAGTGATGCCTGCGCCTGCGACTGGAACCACCTTGCAGGCAACAGGTGGGCAGGGTCCGGCAACCGGGTTCATGCAGATGCCTGACGGTTCCCTCGTGCCCATCTACGGAGCGACGGTCTGATGCCCCTCCCGAAGCCACAGTACCCGACGTATGTCCCCAAGTCCTTCATCTCGCCGGAGGACCGCAAACTATCGGACATGGCTCTCGGGCTGTACGCCAAGTACCACCCCGGTGCGATGCAGCAGGCTCTGTATCAGTCGCTTCTGGAGGACGAGCAGTTCAAGGCCAAGCGGGATCAGGAGAAGTTGAAGATGCTCATGGAGGAGCGGGACACGGTTCTCAAGAACCTGTCGCGTTTCCGTGAGTCCGGTCTCGGACCCCTTGGTCGAGGTGGCGCAGGCGGTGGCGCAGGCGGTCGTCGTGGCACTGGCACCGGTCGTGGCACCGGAGGGTTCGGTGGTGGCGATGTGCTCGACTTCTACGCGGACATGGGGAGCATTGAGCAGAGGCGTCGTACGGCCAACATGGAGCAGGGCGTCGAGGCTGCGAACAAGATTCGCCGCGACTACGAGCCCCTGAGCGGTCATCGGCGGTTCATTGCCGACGTGACCCGCAAGTTGGACGCTGGCGTCGGCACGATGACCAGCGACCAGATCGCAGCGACTATCGCCCTGGAGGCGTCCCAGAACCTGAGCCGCCTTCTGGGAGGGACAGCGCCTACTCGTGAGCAGGCTATCGCTGCTTCCACGGAGCTGTATACCAACGTCGCAAGCCGCTTCCCGGGCATGTTCACGGATGCCAGTGGCAACCCGACCGAGGCAGGCAAGCGGCTCGCCAGACTCATTGATGAGCAGATGGAGACCCGCGGGTTCATCGAGGGGTCCCTACTGTCAGGGCAAGAGCCTACGGGACGCCTCGACGCGGAGCGTCGTGCAGCCCTGGAAGGCGTCACTCGTGGAGTAGGCGCGGGCTTCTTCGAGAAGGCGGGGCAGAAGGTTCCGCTCGACGCGAACGGCGACGGAGTCGTGACCGAGGAGGAGCGCACATTCGCCAAGGAGCAGGAGGAGCGGCGCAAGGCTCTTGGCATCGCGGAGCCACTGACCGACGAGGAGCAGGTGTTCCTGAGTCGGTACATCGATGCTCTGCGGGACGACGGTGTCGCCTCTCCCGAGGAACTCGGTGCGGACTACGAGGCAGGCAAGGCTGCGTACGAGAAGGCGCGTCGTGCTGATGTGATGCCCAGAGGCTTCGGGCCGTTCTTTGACCCGACGTATCTGAACAACCTTCAGCGACTCTCAGGTCTGGACGAGCGCATCGCAGGCATCACTGATCGAGAGGCTCCGGGTGCGCTCGCCGCACGTCGCACGCTCGGTCTGCCTCAGGTTCCGCAGGAGGCGCTCAACGCTGCGGCGCAGGTCTCCCCCCTTGCGGCGGAGGCGCTCCCCTTCGCTATGAAGCGAGTCGCAGAGGCGGGCGGGCAGGTCACACCTCGGGGTGGTGCAGAGCAGTTCGCGCAGCGGTTCATCAACACCGATGCTGGTGCTCGCGACTTCAACGGTCTCGTGCAGGCGGTGAACAAGCGGTACCCCAACGACCCGGTCGCGCGCCGCGAAGCGCTCGCGTACTACGGGGCGCACTACTACCAGCAGGACCAGAAGGGCCAGACCCTTCAGCAGGGGATGATCGACATGAACATCCCCGAGGCTGTGAGCGAGAGCCAGCAGTTCATGCAGGAGGTTGCCCCTGCTCCAGATCCAGCTGCGTACATCTCGCAGAACTTTGGGTCGCCTATGACTCCTGATGAAGTGCCGTTCAGTAGTAGGCTTCCACAACCTGCGGGCAGGCCGGAGGACTTCTTCCTCGAAGAAATCGTGGGGCGGTAAGCGATGACCCGTGAAGAACTGCTTGCTCTGGCCCAGGAACAGGAAGCCGCGGGCAAGTTGGAGACTGCTGCCTTCCTGCGGATGCAGGCAGAACAGGCTACGGGTGAGCCCGAGGCGGTCGCCCCCGGCTCTCCCGACACGGTCGCAGGTGTGCCCTCTGTTGCCGTGCCGCCACGAGGGCGACCGTCTCCCTTGGACGAGCCCAAGCCTGTGCGAACGGGTGCGCAGCGCATTCTGGTAGAGCCGCGCCCGACGTACCCGTACGTCCAGCCCACGATGCCTGTGGGTCAAGAGTACTCAATCACCGACCAAGCGGGTCGGACGTACTCGACCATCAACGAGTTCATCACGCAGCGTTCCCTCCAGTTGCAGACGGAGGGGGCCAGCGTAGAACTCGCGAACCAGCAGGCGCTCGACGAGGCCCGCAAGCTGGGAGCAATCCGCGGCGACGTGCAGGGTCGTCAGGTCACGACGGGTGAGGGCGGGCTTCTCGACTTCATCCCTCCGTTCCGTGAGACCCGTATGCGCGAGGTTGCGGAGCGGGATCCGGAGGACCCGTCAAAGACGCGGTATGTTCAGAAGTATCGGGACCCAGAGACCGGTGAACTGACTGACCCCACCGAGTTCCAGATGGTCACCGAGGCGTTCGCCCGGCAGCCTGTCCTGACTCCGGACGAGGCGGAGGAACTGCGTCAGCAGCGAGCGTTCGAGCGCAAGGAGGCATTCCGTGCAGCGGGCGGAATGGTCCTCGACGAGGAAACGCAGCGTGCCCTGGAGCAGCGCATCGTCGATGATACCCAGCCCATGGTGCAGGGCATCCTGTCGTCGCTCGATACGGAGATGGGTCGGACCATCGAGACTCCGTTCGCTGCTGTGCTTCGTGGCACGGGTGCAGTCCCGACGCTCATCAACGAAGCGGTGATGCAGTACACCCCGCTGTTCTGGGAGATGGACGACGAGGGCAATCCGGTCAATCCGAACGATGGTGGGTACATCATCCACCAGGGTCTGCGTCGAGCGCTTCGGGCGGCAGGC